GCTAAAACGACCCTGCTGGCCCCTTTGCAATATCTCACGGAGATACCTGCCTTGATTGGTAAAGCCTTTAAGCTAGTGTATACTAAAATATCCGAGTTCATAGAAGGACATAAGTGGATAGTTTATATGGTATGCATAGTTCTTACCTTGGTCGTTACGGGATTAGTGATCTATTACAACCTCGAGGACATAATTAACCTCTTCATGACTCAATCTGTCGTGATAAGGACGGAAGGAGCGGTTGACGTGTTGTCAGTAGTCGGAGCTTTTGCCATTGCGGCCGTAACTGCCGTTTCTGCGACAGGCGTCTCACAGAAGATATCTTTCATGTTACGCGACTTTTCGAATGCTCACAGATTGATACAGACGTGTGGTGGCGACTCAATAGTCACAAAGTTAATTGACGCCGTATCGATCAAGTTGACGGGCGAGTGTTATACGAAATTCGGAAAGCTCATGCAAGATCTTGATACTGCCGAAGCCATCTTTGAAAAGTATGTTGACATGCCCAACATAGTGCAATGGTATTATTCTGACACCGCCAATGCGGAACAGTTCTACGAAGAGTTTGAGCAGATGAAGCTCTTGCGTAATTCCGCGATTAGGATGAAGGAACTGGATGGACGTCTTTATGCCTCTTTCATGTCCCGATATAGGATCATGGAAGAGTTTGACAAGAAGGTGCGAACTTCTGCACATGCTGCCCAGAATCGCCCTAAACCAGTAGTTATACTCTTCTCTGGGCCTCCAGGTCAAGGTAAAACGTTTAACCTAGAGAGGTTCTGTGCGTATTTGCATTCGAAGTTCCATCCTAACGGCACATGGAGTAAGACAGAGATGCATTACTACAATGCAAGTGACCAGTTTCAGTCAGGTTATAGAGGACAAATGTTTTTCATAGCTGACGAGTGCTGGGCTGCTTCGAGTTCTGACAGGAACAGTGATTTTTCGCTTTTGTTTCAGAAGATGACTGGCACAGGCCTTTGTAAGTTTACAATGGCCGGCCTGGAGGAGAAAGATAACACATACTTTACTTCAAAATTTATCATACTGACTACCAATCAGTACTATGATAAAAACACCGGTGCTTCAAAGGTGATAGACTGTTCTGGTTTAATATGTCCGGACTCTCTGAATAGGAGATTCACTATACCCCTCGAAGTGAACAGAGTGCATGGAGTCAAGCCGTATGATCCCCAAGGAACTGTCAGTTTCGTCGAATGGCTGAATGCAGGGACTATTTATAAACCACTTCCCCCAGCAAATCTTGCTACTTGGGATACTTCCACTGAATTTAGGAATTTGGTTAATAACAAGACCACTGATCTGAATTTTGAGCAAGTCGCTGATTTGTCGTACAAGGCCTATCTTGAGGCCAACGGAAAAGAGGATGTTCTTAATGAAGCTATTGCCGATTTCTACCAAAGCATTAGCAGCATTAATACTGAGTGGAATGTCGATCTGTCGCAACATCAGCATCCTTACTGGGAAGCTGACGTAAAAGTGGCAGCCCTGTTATTTGAGCGTAATGACTGGGAAGAGGTCATGGTGCCGTTTTCTGTCAATATGAAGGAAGTTGCTACTCAAAGGTTTTATGGTCCTATTGCCCATTACATAACCTCCTACTTTTGCCAGGTAACCAAACAGACTCCGACCTATCCAGCTGATATGGAATGTTATGTCAGGTTTGATGAAGCCGAGCTACAAATGATTGAGAAACTCAATGACAAGAGAGTACAGGTTCCTCTGACCATAAATGTTTTACTGGAACCAGCTACGGTCTATGGAGTTGCCCCTCCAGACCATAAAGGCTACCAACTGATATGGGAAAATTATTTCTTCGACAGTTGTTATCTTACTCCGTTCCAGAGAATAAAGCAGCAGCTGACATTCCAAAAATGGTACAGTGATGCTAAAGATGTAACTGAGTCAGGCTTTATATGGATGTCCGAATATGCATCGAGTTGCTGGGATGTAGCAAAGAATGCTCTAGGAAATTGGTCCTTTCTTAGTTGCATAGCTGGTGCCTGTATTTCGTTGGTTGGTGTCAAGCTACTTCTCTGGTACAACAACAAGAGGGAACGTAGTAAGAAGCACGAATATCTTGCATTCGTTGAAAAGCATAAGTTAGACGACAGACTTATTCCATGGTTTGAAGAATGGAAAAAGATGCAAGGAACAAAGTATGGTCATTGGGCGAGGAAACACGACAAAAAGTATCGAAAGGAAGTAGGTGATCAATATGACTGTTATGTTGAGTGCTGTAATTGGCATTTGAAGCAAGCTATCAAGATTGGCGTGGTACCTGAGATTATGCCTAATCCTCGCACTACTGACGGAGACATCATCAGATCTGAATCTCTGAATATGAGATCTGGTTTACCGTTCAGAGCGAAAGAGGTGCGTAAGAAAAAGAGGGCCAGAGCTATGAAGAACATAAGGACTGAAGGAGTTCCTGATGTACCAGCTTCACTTTGGAACGCCATGCAGTTTATTACTGTTAAAGGACCTTTAGGTGAGTATGAGGTGCCAGCCCTTTTCCTCGATCACAAAACTGCTCACACCAATCTTCATTCGTGGAGTGGTGCGCTTGAGATTTCCATCAATTCTAGGGCGTCCAAGAAAGGTAACATTATTCATAAGTCTAGAGTAGGCAAAGGTGATTTTACTGTAGAGATTGTTGAGAATAGGGATCTGGTCAAAATACATTTTAACGTGTCTATTCACTCTTTTGCTAAACTCGATAGGGCTTACCTTTTATCCAGAGAAGAGCACAGTAAAATAGATCCAAGTGTAAGGATCAAGAGGATTAAAAAAAATTACTCGGGGACTAGAACCGAGCAAGATCCGTCGTGTGCCTTTAAAGACGATTCCCCACTCAAGTTGCAGGCGACTAACGTCCATGGACCTTACACCGTTACTGACTACTACGCGATACCACGTTTCGTTGGAGAAGTTGGCGATTGTGGAGCTTTATATTTGGGGCTGATTGGGGGAGCATGGAAGATCATAGGAGTGCATTTTGCCAGCAACGTCGATACATGCCAAGCATTGGCTTATGCTATCTATTCCGATGATTGTAGTGATAAGGGTTATATTTTGCGCACCGAGTGGTTTACTGACAGACCGTGTAGTCAGTTGGAACCGCAAGGGACGCTGGCTCTTGGCAGGTTGAGGAAGCCGGCAGCATCTTCGAGGAGAAACAGGGTTCACAAATCCCATCTCGCTCACTATGCCGACACCATTTCCTCTTCCCTTCCACAGGTGCCTTTTGCGCCCGCGCGCCTAGGAAGACAGATAGACTCTGAGTTCTATCATGTTAACGATATGAAGCCGTTGACCCCGGCTTTTTACAGTCAAACCTACAGAGGAATGTTCGATTTCTTATTTGCCGACTACTTGATTCAGCGTAAGCATGAACCTTGTTTTCTGAGCAAAGAACAGGCAGTTTTTGGAGATCCAGAACTTGGAGTTGATTCTATGGACGCTAATACTTCTGTCGGGCCAGAAAAACTTCTAGGAGCCAGTTCTGATTGGCTAGATAAGGATAGTAACTGGCTAGATCCAGTAGTGTCCAGACTGGTTGATGAAGACTGGCTCGTTGACGCTAGCGGCAATATTTCATTACTGGTTTCTATAGATTCACTCAAACAAGAGCCGCGTTCTTTGGTTGACGAAGTCGTCCCAAATGAGGAGGTCGATGAGTTTGTCGCTTCCCTGGATGAAAGACACATTGAGACGCTGTGGTGTAATAATGAGGCTAAGCTGGTGAGATACGTTAAGCCAGCTAGGCTTTTTCACAATTGTGCCAAATCTCAGGCCATCATGTCCAAAATGATCTGTTGGTCCGCCTTCAATGCTTTCCAAAAACAAAGGTACAGTCTTTACCACGCAATTGGTATGAATGTACATGACTCCAAGGAAAGCACACTGCTTGTTTCTAGAATGGTTAAGCATCCGAACAACATGACGTTTGACTATTCAAAGTTTGATTTCTCCCATCCTCCTTGGATGGCAAATTTGTTCTTTCGATATTTAAACAAGTATTATCGTTTCGAGTTTGAAAGTGAGAGTTGGAATTTACTTTGGGCCCAGTGTCAGAAGTTGCTGAGGTGTGTCCACTTTAAAGGCTCTCTGGCTTACCAGTCTCTTGGAGGACTGCCATCTGGTGCATGGATGACATTGTTTTTCAATAGCTTTGCCAATCTGGTCTATTTCCAGCTGGCCATACTTAAATTGTTGGACGGAACTGGGATGTGTGATACTCTTAATAAGCACATAGAGTATTGTTTTTTTGGAGACGACGCCTGGATTACCATTTCTGATAAATTGGCTAGACATGTCGATCCTCAAAGGCTCAGCGACATGTTTAAGTCCATGTATGACATGAAACTGACGCCGGCAGACAAAGGAGAAGATATGTCCTTCGTCTCTTTTGCCGATGTTCAGTTTTTACAGAGACGTTTTAGAGTG